AGATACAACTAAAAGTCAACAAAAAAGCACACCGAAGCGTGCTTTCTTGTCTTCCCATCCCTGAGAATTTTTACAACAAATATATCAACTAAATGAAAGATTTTGCACGCCAACGTAGTCAGCGGCATTCCCGAAACTTGATGCAGTATTCGTTAATTCCACAAATCCGTACCTTGTCATAAATGATACGACTGGTTCGAATGTGCTTGGATCCAACACAACGCCAGATGACATCAGCGGAATGTATGGGCAATAGAACGCAGCGGCATCAGCCTCTGACGAACCTTTGTAACCAACTAGAACTGATTGTGTATCTGGAGCATAGCTGTTTACGAATACACGTAATGAACCATTTAGAGTGCCGACAAACTTAGTGTTTGTAGGTGCTTCAAAAGTTCCTTCTGTTGTACGAGCAAAAGCTGATGTTGTAGCAGATTGTAGTACTGTTAAAGCAGCACTTGACACAACGGCCCAGTTACCAGCGCCACGACGTGTGCGTTGGGCGATTAGGTTAGCGACACGGTTGATCAGAACAGCTAAAGCAGCGTGTTCATCGCCAACGAATGTAGCAGTACCTGATACTGTAGCTTGGTTGTATGTGTACTCTGTAGCAGCCAATGAGCTTAACGATAAGAGAATCTCTTGATCGATTTCAGCTGTGATTTCTTGGGCTAAAGCAGCCATAATTTCTGCTTCAACATCAATACCATGCATAGCTTGAGCGTCTTGTGCTGATTCAAATGTCCAACGAGCTTGTAACTTACGTGTTTTAGCTTCAACGGCTTGTTTCAAGATTTGGATACTGATTTGTTTACCGCCAGTACCTTCCATAGTAGCTGTATTGTTACCGGTATAAGCGGTAGCAGTAGTAGTACCCTGTGGAACTGTTGAGTAAGCTGTAGCAATGGTGAATGGGCTTAGGGCTTCTTGACCAGCTGTTACGCTTGTTGCGGCTAAACTGTTGTCAGTCAATGACTGAGCATAGCGTACACGTAGAGTATGGATCTGGGATACAGGTCCTGTCATTGGTTGTACACCAACCAACTCGTTAGCGATAACGGTTGGCATTACACGTCGAATAACTGGCAGAATGACACGGTTTAATGTGGCAATGTTGCCTGACGCTGTTGAACCCGTTGATGCATTTTCTTTCAAATACTTACGGGTGTTTTCGAGGATTACAGACATTGAATTGCGCTTTGAGCCGCCTAGGCCTTCTAATAACGCATCTTTTGTCTCGCCCCAACGGCTTTCTAATAACGCTTGTGACATTTAAGTCTCCTTTTTTCTTTTTACAGCCCTGCCAACCGCTTAAGATCAATGACGTTGTTATTAGCATCGTCTTCTTGCTCTTGGACACGGGCAGATTTATCGCCAGTTGCTTCAGTTAATGTTTCTGTTGTGGCTTTTTTGGCTTTTACAGAGCGATTTTCTAATACAGCTGGTAGATACTTTTCAAAAGCACTTTTCAAACGTGGAGTTTGAACGCTTTCAAGTAAATTACGCATTACTTCTGCTTTCTCTTCGTTTAGAGGAGACAACAATTCTTCCATTGTACGGTTACGTACATTGGATTCTTTTAGGATGCGTACTTCACGTTCTTTGGATTCGACTAAGACAGTTGCTTTCTTAGCGAATTTGATGGCTTCAGCAATTTTTTGATCTTTTTGAGCAATCATATCGTACAATTTACGGACTTCAGCTTTCTCATTTAGGTGAGTAGCTCCGAATTCTGTACTATATGCTTCAAAAATACGACGACCAAAATTGTTCTCACGAGCAACTTGGATATCTTCTTTTAATTGGCTGAGTTCAGACTTAAGATGCTTGGATACGGCCTGTGACATTTTGTTGGCAGATTCTTTAACGAAACGGCTTTTAAGTGCTTCCAATTGACCACGTGCATTTTGAACTAGGCGAACCTTAGTTTCAACTACATCACGTTTATCTTCTTGGAATTCACGAATTTCACTGGCTAACGCATGAACGATAAAGCCTTCTAACTTTTCTAGGCCCTCATTATGTGTTTTACGATCTTTGCGCAGTTCGCCAATTTCTTCTGCTAATTTAGACACCATAAAGTTGTTAAACTTATTGGTATCTTCTTTAATTTTGCGTTGGAATTTGACACGATCTTCAGCAAGTGCAGCTTTTTCGGCTTTAATTTGTTGAACTTCTGCGACAAGACTTTCTGTTACCATGCGATCTAAGGCTTCCACCATCACTGATTTATCATGTTCGTAACGTTGAGCAAACTCTTCTCGGAGTTCTGCTCGTGCTTGTTCTTTGGCTTCAACAATCTTGGCTTCCCAGGCTTCATTGATTTCAGCTCTCGCTTCCTCAGTAACAAACTCGCTATCTAGTAACGGTTTCAATGCGTCTAGCATATTATTTTCCTTCGATCTTCAGAGCACGTATTAACCGAATTACTTCGCCTGATACATACTTCTGTGCTTTGTTGCTTTTAGCCGGATCTTTAAACATTTCCAATAACTTTTGTCCGCCGGCGTGGTTTAACAAGCCTTCGTAAATTGCTGTTGGATATGCGTTTGGAGCACTTGGCTGAGCAACTACATCAACAGTGACGATTTCAAAGTCACTGACATGTCCGTTGGAGTCGTTGACATTTCCTGATCCACGACTACTAACCCCTAATTTCACACCATTATCAAGCATTGTTTTTACAAGCTGGCCCATTGGTGTTGGTAATATCTTTAACTTGCCATACCCACAATGACCTTCCATCCACATTTTTTCAATCATATGTGAAACACGATCTAAATTAATCTTAAGATCATCAGGATGGTCAACTTCACCTAATACAGAGTGACCTGTTTTAATTTGGTCATTGATTGTGTCTACTGCTTTGGCAATTTCGTCTACTGGATATATACGCTCATTGGCATTTCGTATGCCGCCCTCAATACAAATACCCTTCATATAAAGGGTTTTGCCGCCATCATGAGCTTCTTCAGTTAAAAGTTCGACTTTTGCCTGAGTGAAGCTTAGATGTTCTTTGAGATATGTGTTACGAGCCATATCTATCTATTAACCTTTTGGAAAAGGTGTTTTTGTATTAACGCCAGATGCTTGTGCTAAATGTGGCTTTGGTGCTGCTTCTAATTTAGCATTTGCGCCGCCTTTTGCTGGAACATTTTTAAATTTTCCTGCGCCTGGAAGATCGCCACGTCCTTTATCAGCATAGCTTGTTGGAGCTTTGTATGATGATGTGCCATCTGGATTTGTTTCAGATGCTACATTACGTACTGGCTTACCTTGCATACCTGCTGCACCTGAATTAAATGTCGTTGGTGATCTGTGATTAGCACCGTTGTCACCATGTTTTGGTGGAGCAACTTTATCTAGGCTAACGTTTTCACTCATTGGCATGTCTTTGAATTCCGATGTATCATCATCAGTATAAGCATCGCCACCCACTTCGTCATTTTTTGGTTCCATGTCAAAGTCGTCGCCTTCTTCGCCATCATCACCATGTTCTTCAGCTTCGTCACCCATTAATTCTTCAAATTCGGCCATTAATTCGTCAAGTTTATCTTCTAAATCAATAACACGATCTTCAAGATCTTCGTCATCATGTTCGCCGTCTTCATCGTCACCGCCAAAGTCATCATCTTCTTCGTCGTCGTCGTCACCGCCAAAGTCATCATCTTCTTCGTCGTCGTCATCTTCTTCATTCATACCACCAGATTCATCAGCTTCAACTTCACGCATTAAATCTTCGTCGGCAGAACCAGAAGTATCATCCATGCCTTCTTCCATGGATTCTTCTTCCATGTCTTCGCTTTCGTCGATGTCTTCTTCAACACCATCTTCTTCGTTCATTAAGTTTTCATAAATTTCGCGTGATTTCTCGACTACGATATTATGGAAAAGCTCGCGGGCTTTTTCGGTGTCATCGTTAATTACATATTCAATTAACTGTTCAAATTTAGTTGTCATATTATCTCCTAAGATTATGGCTCGTGATAATACTTAGTATTAAGTATTAATATTGCGCATTTACGAGATAAAAATGACTATTTTTATGTAATTTACATTACATTGCTGGGGCAGCAGGCTCAGCTGGAGGTGCGTATTGTGCTTTGACGTATTTTAATTTATTTTCTAATTCTATTTTGCGAACATCATTCATCTTACGCAATTTACGAATTTGTCGTAATGTTAAACGAGTTTTACGCAATTGCCCCATTTGAGGCTGGGAATTATCATTTTCCAAATCTTGATAAGCTTCAGGGCTTTTTTCGTAAAGTTCATTTAAAATCATAGTTTATTATTTATCTTATATACTTAAGTTTAAGCCCCGGCTGTATTGCCAGCTGGACTACCTACACTACCTGCCCCAGGTGCTGATTGTGGTGCAGCGGCTGGACCTGTACCTGCATCTACTTCAGCATTACCTAATCCAGTATCGGCCAACTCATCGCCCATGCCAATGTCTGCGTCCATGCCTCCTGGAGTTACACCAACTGAACGTAAATCTTGACCAGAAACATTCATAATTTCAGAAAGATCACGTTCTTCTTTCCATAGTGTTTCATTTTCAAGGATTTCTTCTTCAGTTAATCCAAGATACCGTTTTAATAAAAAACGTTTTGACAGATAAGGCAACGGTTCAATAGCGGTAAATGTACTGACACGAGCGGTGTCAAGTTCAGATTGTCGATAGCTTGCAAAGTTTTGTGGTTGTGTTAATTTTAATGTAAAAATACTGCTGTCAATACTAAACCCTCTCCAATGTAAGAACATTTTAAATTCATCATCCAATTTCTGCATGATAAGCTTTTGTAAACGTTCACAATATTTGTTAAAGCGGAATTCTTGTATTAATGCCGTGCCAACTCGACCATCATTCATTGGTGCGGAACTATCATCTGGTCCAGTAGGAAGATAACTACTTGGCACACGTAATCCACGTGCCATTTTGTTATTAAAATATTTTAAATCGTCAATTTCACCTAGATTTTGACCA